AACAACACCTGATCAGGCTCCTGTAGCAAAAACTCCTGAATCACCTAAACCAACAACACCTACAACAGCAGTCGCTAAACCAGTAGAACAAAAACCTGCTGTTCAAACAGAGATGAGTTGGTTCGACAAGATGAAAGCAGGAGTAAAGTCAGCATTAGGATTGCAATATGGTGCAGGCTTATCAGGTATTCCTAAAGAACCACCTAAGCCAGAGGCTAAATTAACATCTGCTGAAGCCGCAGAAAAAGCAAACCCATTAGGACTACGTTCTAACGCTATGGCATTTGGTCAAGAAAAAGATGTAGCACCAACTGGACCTAAAGAACAACCTTCAATGATACCGGGCATGATTGCTGCCACAGCGGCATCGCCTGAGGCAAGATTAGCAGAAGTTCAAAAAGGTGCTGAAGAAAGAATAGCAAAAATCATGACGCCGGACAAGGGTATGGCTGACATGATGAAACAGTTTGGTATACAAAGTAAGAGTTTGCAAGATCAAATGAAACTTACACGTACTGGTACAGGAGATGAGAAGGCTAAGACTAGTCAAGAAATATTTGACGATATGCAAAAGAACATCTTCAAGTCTAGTACATCAATAGAAGATTTAGGAAAAACTCAATTAGAAACTGGAAAAACAACAACAGATAGTTTGAGACAGTTCCAACAGATGTTGGATATATCTAATAAGTCACTGGCTAACTTAGCCATTAACTTTACTAAATTTGATAGTTTAATTAAGGGCACACTAGATGAAGTAAGCCCTGAGGATGCTACTAAAGAAGTTAAAGATCAAATTAAGGGTGTATTAGGTGGCGCATTATTAGATATTGGTAAAATAAGAAATCAACTTAAAGACGTACAAGGTGCGGCAACAACTCCTCCACCTGGTGCAGTAACATCGGGTACAGGTGGTGCAGTAACAGATAGCAGTGGTAAGCCAATTATGAGTAGCATGCCACCAAGCATGCCTTCTGCACCTCCACCAATGAAGCAAGATGTAAAAGAAAATCTTGCTGGTATTACTGATGCATTAAAGAAACGTGGTATCACTGATGACAATTACATTAAAGCCGTATTAGGTAATGTAATGAAAGAGTCAGGTGGTAAAGTTGTTGGTGAAAACTTAAATTACGGTAAAACAAGTAATGAGCGTATTCGCAGTATCTTTGGAGAACGTGCATCAAAATACACTGATGAACAGTTAAGTGAGATTAAAAAAGATCCTCAGCAAATGGCTGAGATGATGTATGGTGGTGGAACTAAGATCGGTAAGGGCATGGGTAATACAGAGCCCGGTGATGGATGGAAGTTCAGAGGTCGTGGATACATACAGTTAACTGGCAAGAATAATTATTCTGCCGCAAGTAAAGCAATATTTGGTGATGACAGATTAGTTGAAAATCCTGACTTAGTAAATGACCCCGGCATTGCTGCCGAAGTTACTGCATGGTACATGCAAAAAGGTCAAACAAGCATGGCTAGTAAACTTGGCATTGATGCTAAGGGTGGAATGTCAGCAGACCAAGCACAGTTATTAGCAACAAGTCAGATTGCAGGTACAGCAATTAAACCTGGACAAGGTTATTTAGGTGGCGAAGTACTACAAAAAGTAGCGATGTATTCATCACAGATGCCCGGCGATTCAAGGCAAGGTGGCGAACGTGTAATGCAGGCATCGGGAGGTCTTATCGCAGACGGTCCCGAAACAGGTTATCCTGTACAACATCATGGACTAGAAATTACTGCTCCATTAGATTCAGAATCTATATTGATGAAGTTAGCCAAAACACAAGCCGAATCGGCTGAAGGTAAAAATGTAATGGCTGAAGTTTCGGGTTCAAAACAAGAAGCAGGTTCAGATTCTACTAGAGAAATGATTGCAGCCAATATGGAAATTTATAGTATGATGGCAAGTAAGTTGGATCAAGTCATTGCCCAATTGAGTGATGGTAATGAAACTTCAAACAAGTTATTGAAGCATTCATTAGTCTAATACTAAATACTCTATACTCTGAACTAAAATCAATGACTTATAAAAGAAAATTCCTTAACAAAAGTGGTATATCAAGCCCTATAAGCGGTGGCAATAGCAACGCCGGAGCGTGGAACGGCAGTCCTGGACAAAACGGAATGCCCACTGGAGGTTGGAATAATACAGATTTTGGATATAAGAACTATATGAGTAGACTTCCTGAAGTCTACACAGGTCATCCAAATCGTATAGAACGTTATAATCAATATGAAATGATGGACGTTGATGCTGAAATCAACGCATGTTTAGATATCATTTCAGAATTCAGCACACAACGCAACGAACATAATAAGACACCGTTTAACTTTGAATTCAAAGAGGATCCAACTCCCCATGAAGTTGAATTATTACAAAAGCAATTACAGCAATGGTGTAAGTTAAATGAGTTTGATAATCGTATCTTTAAAATTTTTAGAAACGTTATCAAATATGGTGATCAGATATTCGTTCGTGACCCAGAAAACTTTAAGTTATATTGGGTCGATATGGTTAAAGTTATTAAAGTTATCGTCAACGAGAGTGAAGGTAAAAAGCCGGAACAGTATGTACTTAAAGACTTAAACATTAATTTACAGAATCTATCAGTAGCACAAAAAACTAATACTGACTTTGCTGCCAACCCAGCAACAGGCTTAGGTGGTACTGGTGGCGGAACAAACACACCTTATACTGTTCCGGCTATGCCGTATAACACTAGTGGTAGTAGATTTACATTGGGTCAAAGTGAAAGTGCAATTGACGGTAAACATATACTACACTTAAGTCTAACAGAAGGTCTTGATAGATTTTGGCCTTTTGGACAAAGTGTGTTAGAAAACATATTTAAAGTTTATAAACAAAAAGAATTACTTGAAGATGCTGTTCTAATCTATCGTGTACAACGTGCTCCTGAACGTAGAATGTTTAAGATTGACGTTGGTAACATGCCAAGTCATATGGCTATGGCATTCGTAGAACGCATTAAGAACGAAATCCATCAGCGTAGAATCCCATCTGTTTACGGTGGGCAGTCTGTAGTAGACGCCACATATAATCCATTATCAATGAATGAAGATTACTTCTTCCCTGTTACAGCGGATGGACGAGGATCTTCTGTAGAGGTTCTACCTGGTGGACAGAATCTCGGTGAGATTGATGACTTGCGTTATTTCAATAACAGATTAGCACGTGGATTACGTGTACCAAGTTCATACTTACCAACTGGCCCTGATGATAACACTACACCGTTAAGTGATGGTCGTGTTGGCACAGCAATGATACAAGAGTTCAGGTTCAATCAATATTGCGAACGCTTGCAAAGTTATATTTCAATGAAACTTGATGAAGAATTTAAGTTATTCTTGCGTTGGCGTGGATTCAACATTGATAGTGGACTGTTTCAATTACAATTCAATCCTCCACAGAACTTTGCAGCCTATCGTCAAAGTGAATTAGATACTGCCCGAGTTAGCACATTTGCTAGTATGGAAGCATTTCCATATATCAGTAAACGTTTTGCATTAGAAAGATTCTTAGGATTAACTGAAGAAGAAATTACTAAGAACGAGAAACTTTGGCGTGAAGAGAATCAGAAAGATATATCTGAAGAACCCAAAGGCAGTGATTTACGTGGTGTGGGTGTATCTACGAGCGATATTGAAAGTGATGAGCAAACTGCTGATGACCTTGAAACAGGTGAAGAAGAAGCAGAATTAGGTGGTGAGGATGTTGCAGGACCTGTTGCAGGTCCCGAAACTGGCGCCCCAGCAGCCGCAGTAGCACCCGGCGGAGCCGCTCCCCCAGCATAAATAATACTATGAAACTCTTTGAAATGTTCGACCCTCCTATATCAGGATATCAGGACTTAAGTTCTGATAACAGTAAACCTGTGTGGAGAACAAGCCGTAAAACTAAACTAACATTAAAGCAAATACGTAAGTTACGTAAGATGATGGATGTTAGAAATTACGAAAAAAAGCAATATCTTAAAAAAGTTAGAGAACAATACGGGGCTAAGGCCAAAGACGAAGAAGGCGCACCCAGCGTTTAAAATCGTATATTAACCACAAAAACGTAAAAAATTAGCACTTAATGTGCTATTTTTTTGACTAGCCGCTAAATAACTCTACAAAGCCATTTCTAATCAGGAGAAATTTACAATGGATAACAAAAAATTTGAAACACTCATTGACCTTATTATCAATGAGAATGAAGAACAAGCACGTGAATTATTTCACGAAATCGTAGTCGAAAAGAGCCGCGAAATCTATGAGTCCATCATGGACGAAGAGATGATGGAAGCCGCTGATGACGAAGAAGATGCGATTGAAGAATCAGCCGAAGAGGAAGAGGACGCAATCGAAGAGTCCATGGAAGATGACATGGAAGAAGGCCAAATGGTAGGACAAGTTGGCGACCTTCTTGACGAAATCAATGCTGAAGAATCAGGAGTAACCGAAGAAGAGGACGAAGAAGTATTTGACCTCGAAGCAGACGGCGAAGAAGATTTAGGCGACGAAGGCGATGCAGGTGGTGAAGGCATGGAAGATGCTGTAATTCGCATCGAAGATAAATTAGACCAGTTGATGGCTGAATTCGAAGAAATCATGGGCGGCGAAGGCGGCGACATGGGTGACGAAGAGGACATGGGCGGTGATGAAGAAGTTGCAGCCGACGAAGAAGGCGAAGAAGCAATGATGGAAGCAGTGCAACTTCAAAAAGTTAGCGTTACACACGGTGACAACGGTGCTCAAACAAAGAGCCCAGGTTTACAGAATAGTGGACAAGCAGGAATGGACAGCAAGCCAGTAAAATTCTCTGGTCAAGCAGAAACAGTTCCAACAAGTCCTAAGGGACCAAGCAACCCATATTCTAAGGGTGAAACGCAAGTTAAGGGTGCAGGACAGTTTAAGAATGCTCCCGGACATAAAGGTGCTGACTTAAGTAAGGCTCCCGCTCCTAAGAAGGGCGACAACGGAGCAAATACTAAGAGCATCGTTGCTAAGTAAGGAAACTGAGAACAAATGGCTTTGTATCTCAAAGAACATCTAACATTTGACCGCGCAAACATGGTGGTCGAGTCAATGGATGACCATAATGGAAAATCACTCTACATGAAGGGGATTTTCATTCAGGGTGGGGTAAAGAACGCAAATGAGCGTGTTTACCCCGTTTCTGAAATTGAGAATGCAGTTAATACTCTCAATGAGCAAATTCAAAGCGGTTATTCAGTGTTAGGGGAAGTAGATCACCCGGACGATCTAAAGATTAACTTGGATCGTGTATCCCATATGATTACTCAAATGTGGATGGACGGTGCAAACGGATTTGGTAAATTGAAAATTTTACCAACACCAATGGGTGAGTTAGTAAAAACTATGCTCACTAGCGGTGTCAAACTAGGCGTTTCAAGTCGTGGATCAGGTAATGTAAACGACATGGACGGCAAAGTGAGTGATTTTGAAATAATCACAGTGGATATTGTTGCTCAACCTAGCGCACCAAACGCATATCCTAAAGCAATTTATGAGGGCATGATGAATATGAGGCATGGTCATAAGTTGATGGATATTGCTAAGGACGCTAAAGGCGACAAAAAAGTAGAAAAGTTTCTTAAAGAGGAAGTAATGCGCCTCATTAAGGATCTTAAAATCAATTAAGGGGAAAACAGCATGTTAGATGCTATCAAACCATTACTTGAAAGCGGATTGATTAAGGAAGACGTTGCCCAGTCTCTCAATGAGGCATGGGAAGTTAAACTTAATGAAGCCCGTGAGCAAGTACGTGCTGAACTACGAGAAGAGTTCGCACAACGTTACGAGCATGATAGAAGTGTGATGGTTGAAGCCCTTGATAAGATGGTAACAGATAGTCTTTCAAGTGAGATTTCAGAATTTCACACAGAAAGACAAGCAATGAACGAGGATCGTGTAAAGGCAAAATTACAGTTGCGTGAGCATGCTACTAAGTTCAATGATTTTATGGTAACTAAGTTAGCAGAAGAAATCAAAGAACTACGTTCAGACCGTAAAGCAATGTTAGAAAATCAACAAAAACTTGAAAAGTTCGTTGTACATGCGCTTGCCCGTGAAATCAAAGAATTCTCACAGGACAAGAAAGCAGTCGTTGAAGCAAGAGTTAAGTTGGTTGCTGAAGGTCGCAAGAGACTTGAACAACTTAAAGCAAAATTTGTTGCTGAAAGTGCATCAAGAATCAATAAGATTGTTACCACTCATCTCAAAGGTGAAATGTCACAACTTAAAGAAGATATCAAACAGGCTAAGGAAAATAATTTTGGACGTAAGTTGTTCGAAGCATTTGCAAGTGAATTCAGCGTTACTCATCTCAATGAGAAGGCAGACACTCGCAAGTTAGTCGCAACACTACAACAAAAGGAAAAACAATTAGCCGAAGCCGCTAGCAAAGTTGCGCAAGCACAAAAGTTAGTGGAAAGCAAAGAAAAGGAAGTTCGCATTATTAAAGAGTCAACTCAACGTGAAAAGGTACTAGATGAACTTCTAGCACCATTAAACAATGAGAAGGCCCAAGTAATGAAGAGCCTGTTAGAAAGCGTTCAGACACCAAAATTGAAGAATGCTTTTGATAAGTATCTACCAGCAGTTCTTAACACTGGCGCAGAAGTAAAGAAGGCCGAAAAGCCAACTTTAACTGAATCAGTTATTACAGAGGCTACTGGGGATAAATCTGCCAAGAAAGAAGTTAAAGAAGATTTCGAAGGACGTGACAACGTTATCGATATCAAGCGTCTGGCAGGGCTTTAATTTTTTAAGACATATTAGGAGATAATTAAAAATGTCAAAAGTTCTATTAGAAAGCCGTTGGGACGAGACCAAAGATGCCCTGTTAGAAGGCTTAAAAGGCACTCGCCGCTCAACAATGGGTGTTCTCCTTGAGAACACAAAGAAACAGTTACTTGCTGAATCTACAGCAGGTACAACAACTGCAGGTAATATCGCAACATTAAACCGCGTTATTCTTCCAGTTATCCGTCGTGTGATGCCAACAGTTATTGCTAACGAGTTGGTTGGTGTTCAGCCAATGACCGGCCCAGTTGGTCAGATTCACACATTACGTGTACGTTATGCACAGTCATTGACTGACAACTCAGCAGCTGCAACATCTGTAACAGCAGGTGAAGAAGCATTGAGCCCATTCAAGATTGCTCAGGCATACTCACGTGTACCATCAGGCGCAACAAGCACAAATTACTACACTGGTAATGACACTGCTACGCTTGAAGGTAACGGTGGTAAGCAGATCAGCGTACAAATCTTACGTCAGGCTGTTGAAGCCAAATCACGTAAGTTACAAGCAAGATGGACATTCGAAGCCGCTCAGGACGCACAGTCACAGCATGGCATCGACGTTGAAGCAGAGATTATGGCAGCACTTGCACAAGAAATCACTGCTGAAATTGACCAAGAAATCTTGTTGTCATTAGCAACATTAGCATCAACTGAGTTCACATACAACCAGGCAACAGTTTCTGGTACTGCAACTTATGTTGGTGACGAGCATGCTGCCCTTGCAGTATTGATCAACCGTGTTGCTAACTTGATCGCACAACGTACCCGTCGTGGCGCAGGTAACTGGTGTGTTGTTAGCCCAGCATCATTGACTGTTCTTCAGTCAGCAACAACATCAGCATTTGCACGTACAACAGAAGGTACATTCGAGGCTCCAACAAATACTAAGTTTGTTGGTACATTGAACGGTGCAATGCGTGTATTCGTTAACTCATATGCTCCTGATACACAACCTGTATTAGTTGGTTATAAGGGTTCAAGCGAGACTGACGCAGCCGCATTCTACTGCCCATACATTCCATTGATGAGCAGTGGTGTTGTTCTTGATCCATCAACATTCGAACCAGTAGTGTCATTCATGACACGTTATGGTTACATCGAATTAACTAACACAGCATCATCTTTCGGTAATGCTGCTGACTACGTTGGTGAGATCGCTGTTCAGAACCTCACATTCCAGTAATCAAATCTTCTTTCGGGATGGGAAGGCAATTAAGCGCACTTTATGTGCGCTTTTTTGTGGCTAAATAAACTATGATTGAAATCCTATACACCCTCATAGCAACACATATCACTATTATATGTGTAACATTATTCTTACATCGTGGTCAAGCCCATAGAGGAATACAATTTCACCCAGTACTAAGTCACTTCATGCGTTTTTGGTTATGGCTAACTACAGGCATGGTCACAAAAGAATGGGTTGCAATACATCGTAAGCATCATAGATTTAGTGACGAATTCAATGATCCACATAGTCCTAAAGTGTTTGGGATATGGCGTGTATTATTTGGTGGCGCATTTCTTTATGCTAATGCAGCCAAAGATAAAGATATGGTAAATCAGTATGGTGTGGGGACACCTGACGATTGGATAGAACGTAATGTATATACAAAGCACCCATGGTTAGGAATTACTTTGTTATTGATTGTAAATTTACTTTGTTTTTCACTTTGGGGATTATTGATTTGGGTTATACAAATGATATGGATACCCTTTTGGGCAGCCGGCGTTATCAATGGTGTTGGACATTATGTAGGTTATAGAAACGGTATTACTAAAGATAACAGTCGTAATATATCACCTTGGGGTATTATTATAGGTGGCGAAGAATTGCATAACAATCATCATTTAGATCCTGCTAGTGTTAAATTGAGTCGTAAAAAGTTTGAGTTTGATATTGGATATTTTTATTGTATGGTCTTTAGTAAATTAAAATTACTATCAATTAAATAATTCTAATATCAGCATCTACAGTTAAATTCAATAACGATTTCTTATTCACTTTGGATTTTTTCTTATGCAATCTATTACAATTGGCACATAATGTCATCAGATTCTTTTTTGCTAAATTCTTTTTATTGTTGTCCTTATAAACTAAATCTAGTTGACAGCGATCCTCTGCGACAAATCCACACTTATCACATTTACTTTTCTTTTCTAATAGGTGTTTATATTTAGGATTATAAATGCCCTTAGAACAGTCAGCGCAGTATTTGTGCCATTTTACAAAGCCCCTCTTACTTGTGCCGTTAGGTTTAGCAAGTGCGTTTCTACAGTTGATACAAATAGGTCTAGGTGGTTGTTGTATAAGCATATTACTATTTAGAAAAAAGATCCCGTTGGTTCTTTTTTGACTACCCAATATACGTGTTTATGATAAATATGTAATAAGGGAAATAGAATAATGTCAGCAGATCCATTTAACAGTATTGCGGGCTACTCCGCTGGGATACCGCCAGTCGCAGTTATAGATGCCAACGGCAATGTTGTTACTAACGTTAACACAGTTGGAAACGTTACTGCTAATGTTGTTTATGCAACTTACTACAGATTTGCAAATGGTGCATCGTTTACAGGGACTCCTGGTGGTAACGATACACAGATACAGTTTAATAATGCCGGTTCTTTTGGTGGCGTACCTAATGTTACATGGAACGGAAACACATTAACCTTAGGTGATGTTTCTTCACTGAGTATCACAGGTGGATTAAACGGCTACTTCTTACAAACTGATGGAGTAGGTGGTCTTACTTGGGCAGCCGGTGGCAACGGTGGCGCCGCAGTTCCTGGTGGCAGTAACACACAAGTTCAGTATAACGATAATGGTGTATTTGGCGGTGACGTAGATTTTGTATTCGATAAGACAACAAATACACTTACAGTACCTACAGTAAATGCAGTAAGTCATATTACTGCCGCAGGCAACATTACAAGTAATGCTAATATTGAAGCCAATGGTTATTTTGTAGGTAACGGTTATTATCTTACAGGTATTGCATCAGACTTAGCAAACTATGTTATACAACCTAATCAGAGTAATATAACAAGTGTAGGTAATTTACTATATTTGGATTTGACTGGAGACATTAACAGTTCAGGTAACGCTAATTTCTCAGGTAACATTGTGGCAGGTAACATCAATCTTTCACGTAATGTTTCTGCTAGCAACGCAACATTCTCAAGTAATGTTACAGTTAATGGTAATTTAAGAGTTAACTACCCAGGTACATTACGTAGTTTAGGTAATGTAAACTTCTCAGGTTCTCCAAATATTAATTTGGGGACACTAGCAAACATTCGCATATCGGGTGGTGTTAACGGATATGTATTATCTACTGACGGTACAGGTAACTTAAGTTGGACTGCCGGCGGAGGTGGCGGAGGTAACGGTACACCAGGTGGTAGTAACACACAAGTTCAGTATAACAGTAGTAGTAGTTTCGGTGGAAGCCCGTATCTTACATTTAACGATGTAACCAACACCTTTAACGTTGCAGGTAACCTAATAGCCAACTCAATTGAAATTGGATCAGGAGTTTACAAGTTCTCCAGATCAAATGTTTATTTTGCTACAACTGCAACGATTGCTAATACATCATTAGTATCGTTGAATGCAAACGCAGTATCAAGTGTTGATTATGTTGTTATAGCAACAGATACAACTTCGGGTAATAGACAAGTCAGTAAGTTATCTGCGGTTATGTTCCAAGCAACTTGTAACTATAACGAATACAGTACGTTGAGCGTTAACGGACTGGTAGGTAATTTAACAGTAGGATATGATCCAGGTAATATAATTTCACCTGCATCAGTAACGCTTTATGTTGAACCAACGAGTACAAATTTGTCATCATATAAGATACAAATGACTGTATACGAAGAGTAAAATTTGATAAATATAAATAGGACAGGGGATTTTTAAATGGCACTTAAACCACTAAATTCAGTAGGCGGATTCTCAGTAGGAGAAACCCCCTCAAACGTTATCTACCCTAATGGATACATTACGGGTAGTGGCGCAACATTTTCAGGCAATTTGTTAATATCAAATTCCAATGCAAGTTGGGGTGTATTAACAGATAACTTATATTATAGTAACGGTGTACCGTGGGACTTGCAGGCCGCAGCCGGCGCCAACTATGAAATTCAGTATAATATTAGCAACAATTTTGCTGCCAGCCCAAACTTCACTTTCAATCCCTCAACAAATGTCCTAGAAGTTGTTGGCAACATCATTGGTACTAATGCTAATTTAGGTAACTTAGTAACTGCTAACTACGTAAACGTTGCAAATCAAGTTAATGGTAATGTAGCAAATTTCAGTGGTAATTTGACTTCATTAAACGCAAGTCTTGGCAACTTAGCAACGGCAAATTTTGTTAACGTTGCAAGCAATACAATTACAAGCAACTTAACAGTTAATCTTGAATTAGCAGGTAACACTGCAAACTTCAGTGGTAATGTAATTACTCCTAACTTAACGGTTAACCTTGAATTAGCAGGTAACACTGCAAACTTTATTGGTAATATAAATGCATTAAATGCTAATTTGGGCAATCTTGGTAGAGCCAACTTTATAAGCGTTAACAGTAACGTTATTACAAATAATGCAACAGTCAATTTAGAATTTGTAGGTAACACTGCAAACTTTAGCGGTAATGTTATATTACCCAACTTAACAGTTAACACTACATTGGTTGGCAACGTTGCTAACTTCAGTGGCAATTTAACTGCGGCTAACGCAAACTTAGGTAATTTAGCAACTGCTAACTTTGTCAATGTGTCAAGTAATGTAAATGTTACTAACACGATGCAAGCAGGTAATGTCAGAACAGACAATCTATTGTATGCTAACGGTACTCCTTGGGACTTTCAAGAGGCGGCTGGTTCTAACACGCAAATCCAGTATAACATGGGTAATAACTTTGCCGCAAGCGCAAACTTTACCTATAATGATGCGACCCAACAATTTACAGTATTGGGTAACGGACAATTTAATAATGCAAATTTAGGCAATTTAGCAACTGCTAATTTTATAAATGTAGCAAGTAATGTACTTACATCTAACTTAACAGTAAACTTAGAACTTGCGGGTAATACAGCAAACTTCAGCGGCAACGTTGTAGTTCCAAACTTAACGGTTAATACAACATTACAGGGCAACGTTGCAAACTTCAGCGGTAACGTAATTGTTCCAAACTTAACAGTTAATACAACATTACAGGGTAATGTTGCAAACTTTAGTGGTAACTTAACATCACTTAATGCGAACTTAGGTAACGTTGCAACTGCCAACTATGTAAACGTTGCAAGTAACTTAACAGTTAACGGTGAGTTATCAGGTAACACAGCAAACTTCAGTGGTAATGTAATTGTTCCTAATTTAACTGTAAATTTACAGTTGAATGGCAATACAGCAAACTTTACTGGTAATGTTGTTGCACCTAACTTAATTGGTGCGTTAGCAAACGGTAACAGTAACGTAAAAGTATACGGCAATGCTAACATTGAAATTAGTATTGGTGGTGTAGCAAATATTGCAACGTTTAATGGTAATCAATTATATGTTGTAGGTAACATTGAATCTACAGCAGGTAATGTATTGGCTAATGGTAATGTTATAGCCAATGGTACTGTAAATGGTGCAAATGCCAATATAACAGGGCAAGGTTTGTTTGGTAGCGTAAGAACTGCAAACATCAACGCACCAACAGGCAACTTAACAATTAGCGCCGCAGGTGTTGACGAAAACATTTACATACTACCATCAGGTAATGGCGTAGTTGATTTTGGATTACACAGAATTACAGAACTTGGTGACCCAACACAACCGCATGATGCGGCAACTAAAGAATACGTTGATAACATTGCTCAAGGCTTATCAATTCATAGTCCTGTAAGAGTTACAAGTACAACCAACTTAAATGCAACGTATGCTGACGGTGGTACCGCATTAACTACTACAACGATTGCAGGCGGCAAAACAATTACTTTCAGTACCAATCATGGATTGCTTGTTGGTGATGAAATTTATTGGACAAGTTCATTTAACGGAATTATATCAAATGATGCATATTTCGTCTATAGTACACCTGCATTAAATCAAATTACAGTTAAGGCTGGTTTCTATGGTGCAGAGGTTACAACACTTACAAATGGTACAGGTTTAACACAGCCCGCACGTGGTAATCCAGGTGTTGGCGCAACCTTAACTAACGCAGGCGCAAACGTTGCACTTTCTATAGATAGTGTTGCTCTATCAACAACTAACAGAGTTTTGGTACAAGGTCAAACAAATGCATTTGAGAATGGTGTCTATACAGTAACAACTGTAGGTAATGGCTCAACTGCTTGGGTATTGACAAGAGCAACAAACGAAGACCAATACGATCCTAAGAGTACATCAGGATTAGGTTATGGAGATTACTTCTTTGTACAACAAGGTACAAATGCAGCCGGCTCAAGTTATGTATTAACAACTCCAATTGGTGAAATTATATTTGGTGTAACTAATATTCTATTCAGTCAGTTTAGTGCATCAGGATCATACACAGCAGGTAATGGTATCGCAATTACAGGTACTATTATATCTGCGAACATTGATGGTGTAACAACTGATATAGTTGGTGGTAACATTGTTGTTAAATCAAGTGCAAACTTAACAACACCAAATATCGGCGATGCAACATTCCAAAGTATTACTTGGAATAACGCAGGTAATGGAAACGTTACTGCAAATAATTTAAGTATTGGTAATATTGCTAATATCGGTGGTAACTTAACTGTTAGTGCAAACTTACAAGTAAGTTATGATATTGATAGTAATGCTAATATCTATAGTAATAACAGTGATGTAACTAACTTCTTAACAGTTGGTTCTAACATTACCGGTAACAACATTACATCAAATAATTTAATTACTACAACTAATGCTAATATTAGTTCTAACTTAATAACAAGTAATGCTACTGTTAACTTAGAACTTGCTGGTAATACAGCAAACTTCAGTGGCAACGTAGTGATGAACAATGCTACTGTTAACTTAGAACTTGCTGGTAATACAGCAAACTTCAGTGGTAACGTAATTCTTCCTAACTTAACAGTTAATTTAGAATTAGCAGGTAACACAGCAAACTTCAGTGGTACAGTTGTAGTTCCAAACTTAACTGTTAATAATAATATTGCTGGTAATACAGCAAACTTTACTGGAAATATTAGTGCCGCAAATGCAAACTTAGGTAATTTAGCAACTGCTAACTTCTTTACTGGCACATTGATTAATGGTACAAGTAATGTTGCAATACCAACAACTAATGGTAATGTTAATATTACAGCAGGTGGAAATACTTCACTTGTAGTAACTGCAACCGGTGGCAACATTGTTGGTAACTTAAATGTATCAAGTACATTGTTTGCTAACGTTGCTAACGTAAGTAATTCAATTGTATTAGGTAACACAGCAGTATATTGGGGCACAGTAACAACTAGCGCAATTACTGGTAATCAAACAATTGCAACAATTCCTACAGCAGGTGTAACTGGATACGAATTCATTGTTAAGGGTGTTGATAGTACAGGTAGTAAGTACAGTGTTGCAACAGTTACAGCAGTAACAAATGGCACAACAGTAGATTATGTAACATTTGCTACAGCCGCATTAGGTGGTGCAACAGGTGTATTAGCAGTTAATGTTGTAGGTGGTAACATTGCATTGCAAGTTACTCCTTCAAGCAGTAACAGCACAGTTTGGACAACACAATTTAGAACGATTTAATTATGGCATTAAAGTCTTTAAACAGTGAAGGTGGATTTGGTCTACTAAACGGAAACATTGTCATCGATAGTGATGGCAATTTTTTCGCAGCCAACCTTACTGTATCAGGGACTAGCAATTTAGGTCCCATCGCCAATGTAGTCATTACAGGTGGTAGCAACGGACAAGTTGTTGTAACAGACGGCAATGGAGTGTTGAGTTTTACTGATATGACCAGTGGGTCATCTAACCGTGCAGCCGTAATGCCATATTTGATTCCCAACGGTGAATCATATATTGTTGAAGAAAACTTTCAAGGTCTTTTCTTTGAACCAATTGAAATTGATGGTGAGTTTGAAGTAGATGGTATATTAATTGACGTTAGTGGTGCGGCATCTGGTGGTAATGGTACTCCAGGTGGTAGCAATACACAAGTACAATTTAATGATGGTAATACCTTTGCAGGTAATGCAGGACTTACATTTAATAAAACAAACACTACTCTTACAGCAAATAATTTAGCGGTTACAGCAACAACAGATTTAGGTAGTGTTGCAAATATTGTAATTACAGGCGGAGCCAATGGACAATTTTTACGCACTAACGGTGGTGGAATATTAAATTGGGCAACCGTTGGTGATGCAACTAATGTATTGTATGTAAGTAAAGACGGTAACGATGGGAATAATGGCACATCACTAGATAGTGCTAAATTAACAATTGCTGGTGCATGCGCAATAGCAACAGCAGGTACAACTATATTTGTTAAGTCAGGTGATTACACAGAAACTAATCCAGTTAGTGTTCCTGCAGGCGTAGCAATTGTTGGTGATAACTTAAGAACAGTCACAGTAAGACCTGCAACACCCACATCAGATATTTTTCATGTACGTAACAAATGTTATGTTACAGGTATAACTTTCAGAGACCATTTAAATCCGGCTGCAGCCATTGCGTTCCCTACAGCAGGCGCCGGCAATATTACAACAAGTCCATATGTACAAAACTGTAGTTCAATTACTACAACTGGTTGTGGTATGCGTGTAGACGGTAGTTTAGCAGGTGGATTAAAATCAATGGTGTTAGACAGTTACACCCAGTTCAATCAGGGCGGTAAAGGTATACACATATTGAATTCAGGTTATGCTCAGTTAGTGAGTATTTTTACTATTTGTTGTACCATTGGCGTACATTGCGAAAGCGGTGGACAATGTTCAGTGGCAAATAGTAACAATGCTTTTGGTGATTATGGATTATGGGCAGATGGACATAGCAGTTCACTATACGGTGGTAATGTCGTAACATTCTTAAATGGTGTTACAATTATTGATAATTTACCACAACGTCCAGCAGTTAATGATAGTTTTCAATTTGCAGGTGATACCACGTGGTATACTGTAAAAACTGCAACTGCATTAGTAGCAGGTGCTAGTACAATTACTTTTGATCAGCCAATTGGTAATACTCCTAGTGCCGGAACTGCTGTAAGTTTTTATCAGCCTAGTTTCATTAGCGCAAGTGGACAAACAATGGAATATGTTGGTACAGGTACAAATATATTGACGGCTACCCCAAGATTAGGTGGCATACCTGTACAAGCAAATGAAGTTATTATGGCAAACGGTGGACTTGTCAGTTATACAAGTACTGATCAATTTGGTGACTTTAGAGTAGGCGAAGGATTAACTATCAATGAAGCAGCCGGCGTTATTACAGGTACAACGTTTGAAAAAAGTTTGTTTGCAATCATGACACCATATATACTAGCATTAGAGAATTAAAGGACACATAAATGGCATCAACAATTAACACGTTCAAATCATATGCAGTAAATGTAACTACAGCAGGTAATACGTTTTATACTACACCTGCATTAACTACATCAATTGTGTTATTGGCACAGGCTACCAACGTGGGTAACAGTGATGCTAACGTTACTTTTTATACATCAATAAATGGTAACACTGAAATAACAAAAGATTTTACAATACCGGTAGGTGATGCGGCAAGTATGCTTACAGGTAAATTAGTATTAGAAGCAGGCAATACAATCGGAGTTGTTGCTAATGCCAACTCACAGATTAAACTGACTGTAAGTTTACTTGAGACTACATAATGGCACAAGGACAACAGGTTTCACTATTAAGCGGTAGAGTTAAAAAGGTCCCAGCAACGAATGCGGACCCAAACCGCTATAACTGGTTAAATCTACAAAACGCAGAACCTGATTTAGGCGTACCCACAAGCAATGGTAGTTTCTTTACTAGTGATAGCAATGGCAATCGTAGTTGGTCAAACACTATAACTGTTGCTAACTCTACTGCTAGTATTAAAAATTTAGTAGTTACTCAGTCAACAAATTTAGGTGCTATATCTAATATAGTTATTTTTGGTGGTAGTGTTGGTCAAGTAATGACCACAGATGGTGCCGGCAACCTAAGTTGGACTACACCCAGTGGAGGTGGGGGCGGCGGTGGAGCAAACATTACTGTAGATAACTTCACAGGTAATGGAGTACAAACAACTTATACTCTTTCAGTTACTCCTGCAAATATTGATCAAACTTTTGTTAATTATAATGGTGTAACATTATTACGTGATGCATATTCACTGAGTGGCGCAAATATTACGTTTGACAGTGCTCCTGCAAACGGATCACAGATTGAAGTTAGTATATTTGCAACAGCAAACGTTACTGTAAGTGAATTAGCCAACGGTACAAGTAACGTGAACATACCACTTCAAGATGGTCCTGTTTACATGTCTGTTAACGGCAACGCTAATATATTGACGGTAACAGGCAACGGTATTATTGTAAATGGTACAAGTAATCTTGGCTCAAACACAAATGTACACATTACAGGCGGTAGTAACGGACAAGCATTAGTTACAGACGGTAATGGTAACCTAAGTTGGAACACAATTATATCATCGGTCTCTAACGTAACCAATGGTAATTCAAATATTGATATAGCCACAGCAGGTGGCAACATAACATTTAGTGCTAACGGAAACGCCAATGTAATGGTCATTTCTGGTAGCAAAATTAATTTAGGTAGCACAAGTAACTTAACAATTACTGGTGGTAGCAATGGACAAGCACTTATTACTGATGGAAACGGTAATTTAAGTTTTGGTAATGTAGCAGGTAGCCCTGGCGGATTTAACACATATGTACAGTTTAACGACAGCGGAAACTTTGCAGGTAGTGGTAAATTCGTTTGGAATAAAGTTTCTAATATATTAACAGTAAGCAATGTAACAATTTTAGGTAATAATAACGCACTGACATTCCAAAATGGATCAGGAAATACAGTTAAATTTACTGTGCCTAGCACTGCGACTGACTCAACATTTGAAGTTCCAAATGCACCCGGTACCGTACAGCAAGTTTTAGGTATTGTCGCAGATGGCGCTACACAGCAGTTAGGTTGGAAAACAATGCCAACTAACTATGTAACAGTTCAATTGAGAGATACTACGACTTATCTATCTAGTCCCGTACCAGTCTTGCGAGTGTACCCAGTACGCTTGAGAAACGGAACTTTCTTAGATTTAACAGTTACCCAATGAGATAAATAGATTGAAGGACATGAGAAATGGCAAATAGATATCCGTTAGTAGCAAATGCGTCAACACTTACAATACAGGAACTTCCTAGTAATGACACCTTATTGGTTGACAATTTAACTAGCACAGGTAATCTATCTGTCGCAGGTAATAGTAATTTGGGTCTTGTATCAACTGTTTTTATTACAGGTGGTACAAACGGACAATATTTAACAACAGATGGCAACGGTAACTTAAGTTTTACAACATTATCAGTCAGTACTGATAGTATCAGCAACGGTACAAGTAATGTTGCAATAGCAAGTAGCGGTGGAAACGTAGGAATTGGTGTAGCAGGTAATGCTAACGTTGTTAAAGTAACAGGGTCAAACGTACTTGTTACTGCAAATATTATTCCAACTGCTAATATTACATATGATTTGGGTACTAGCAGTAATCGTTTTAAAGATTTATGGTTAAGCAACAGCACAATTTATATTGGTGGTGCTACAATTACCACTGACGGTGGTAATCTTGTTCTTACCAACCCAGACGGTGGACAATCAGTTGTTAGTGGTAATCAAACATCTTCAAGTAACACATTAGTTGATGGTACAAGTAATATCGTTGTTAATACTAGCGGTAACATTAATTTAAGCGCAAACGGCACAGCCAATGTATTCAGAGTAACTGGTACTGGTGTAAACGTTGCAGGAACATTAAACGCAACTGGCAATGCAAATGCTGGTAACTTAGGTGTTAGTGGCAACGTACAAGCCGCATACTTTATTGGTAACGGTAGTCAATTATCAGGTATTGACGCAACAGCGATACAAAACGGTAACGCAAATGTAAAAACATATGCTAATGCTAACGTTGCAATTAGTGCAGCCGGCAATGCTAACATTGTGTTAGTAACAGGTACAGGCGCAGTAATCACAGGTACAGCAAATATAACAGGTAATGCTAACGTAGGTAATTTGGGCGCAACAGGAGTTGTAGCAACTACATTAGGTGGTACATTAACAACGGCAGCACAGCCAAACGTAACTAGCGTAGGCACACTAACGAGTTTAACAGTAACAGGTAATGTCACCGCCGGCAATGTGAGCGGTACATTATTAACGGGCACATTAGCAACAGCAAGTCAACCTAATGTTACTTCTTTAGGTACATTGTCAAGTTTAAATGTTACAGGTAATGCTAATACCGGTAACATAGGTGCAACAACTGGTGTATTCACTACAGTTGCAGGTAGTTTAACAACAGCAAGTCAGCCAAATATTACGTCTGTCGGTACATTAAGTTCATTAACAGTATCAGGCAACGTTACAACTGGCAACGTAAGCGGTACATTAGTTACTGGTACATTGACAACTGGCGCACAACCAAATATAACAAGTTTAGGCACACTAACTTCTGCACTTAGCAGTGGTAATATTACAGCACAAGGTAATTTAATATCAGATAATGTTATAGCAAGAACAGGAACATTAACATTAAGTGCAACTGGAAGTAACCAAGACGTTGATTTAAAACCAACAGGTACAGGTGTAGTTGATGTTTGGGGCGCAAGAATTAGTAATGTTGCAACACCAACTCAAGCAACAGATGCCGCAACTAAAGATTATGTAGACAGCGTAGCGCAAGGATTGCATGTACATGATAGTTGCTATGTAGCAACCACTGGTACATTGGCAACTGCGTCAGGCGGTACTGTAACTTACAATAATGGTTCAAGTGGCGTAGGTGCAACACTAACTACGACCGGTACATACTTATTGATAGATGGTGCTAATGTTCAAACTGCAGGAACACGTATTCTTGTTAAGAACGAAAGCAATGGTGCATGGAATGGTATTTACACATATACAAGTTCTACTGTTTTAACCAGAGCGACAGATTATGATACTACCGCAGAGGCAGCAGGCGGAGACTTCTTGTTCGTCACATCAGGAAGCACACAAGCAGATACAGGATGGGTGCAGACAACTGATAACCCAACTATCGGTACTACTGCTATAGTATTCACTCAGTTCTCAGGTGCTGGCACATATAGTGCAGGTACTGGTCTAACATTGACTGGTACACAATTTAATTTAAGCAATACAACTGTTACGGCTGCAAGTTATGGCAACGGAGATAGAGTTGCTACATTTACTGTAAACGCACAAGGTCAATTAACTGCGGCAGCCAATGCCGCAATTACAGCAAACGCAGCCAACTTAACTGGCACAACACTTGCATCAAGTATTATAACTTCCAGTTTAACAAGTGTTGGTACACTAGGATCGTTGAGTGTAACAGGTAACGTAAGTGCTGGTAATGTCAGTGGTACATTATTAACAGGTACATTAACAACAGCAAGTCAGCCAAACGTAACAAGTTTAGGAACATTAACTGGATTAGGCGTTAACGGAACATTAACTGCTGTAAATATTACTGCTAATACAGGTGTGTTTACAGGTAACGGTAGTGGATTAAGTGCAATTGCAGGTGCAAACGTTACAGGTACAGTTGCAAATGCAACTAATGCTACAACTGCAACAAGTGCTACAAGTGCAACAACAGCCGGTACTGTAACGACGGCAGCGCAACCCAATATCACTTCTGTTGGCACATTGTCATCACTTACTGTAAGTGGTAATGCAAGCGCAGGAAACTTAAACACTTCAGGATCAGTTGTAGCAAGTACGTTAACAAGTAACGTAGCAACTGGTACTGCCCCATTAACTGTAACAAGTACAACACGTGTTGCTAACTTAAACGTTGCATATGCAAACGTTGCTGACTTTACAAACATGACTACATTGAGTACTGGCACTCAATACATAATGTTTGCAAACGCAGTTACCGGAAATGTACAAGAAGGTGCAAACACAATCTATTCAGCAAATATTGCTAATGGATCATTGACCGCTACAACATTTGTTGGAGCACTAAGTGGCGCCGCAACAACAGCAGGTACCGTAACTACTGCGGCGCAACCTAACATTACTTCAGTTGGTACATTAAGTGCATTAACTGTTACTGCAACAATCACTGGCTCAGTAAGTGGTACAGCAGGAACCGTTACAACTGCGGCTCAACCAAACATTACATCAGTTGGTACATTAACCAGTTTAGCAGTTACAGGTAATATTACAGCAGGTAACTTAACATGTTCAAGTGGTACTGTAACGGCTGCTACATTGACTGAAACATCAAGTATCACAATCAAAGAAAACTTTAGACCAATTGAAAATCCATTAGATGTTATCATGCAACTTGTTGGTCATATCTATGACAGAAAAGATGGCACAACTAAAGGAGAAGCAGGTCTAGTTGCTGAAGAAGTAGCACAAATACTTCCAAACTTAGTTGGATTAGACAGTAAAGGTAATCCAGACAGTGTTAAGTATTCAAGATTGACTGTCTATTTGCTAGAGTCAATTAAAGTCCTTAAGGACGAGATTGATAGTCTTAAGGGCAAAAAACGCAAAACTAAGAAATAAGGTGGTGTAAAGTGGCTACACTAAAGAACACCACAATCAATGACACAGGGTTTTTTGGTTTACCCGTAGGTACAACTGCACAGAGACCTGCGTCACCGGCTAACGGATACATGAGATTAAACACCACTACAAATTATGTAGAACTATATTTTAACAG